AGGTGACTGACGGTGGCATACGCATTATGTGGGAAAGCTAATGGACGTAAAGATTCCGTATAAGCCTCGTGCGCTCCAAGCTGAAATGCACAACAGCCTGAAGCGCTGGAATGTCTTAGTGATGCACAGGCGCTTTGGCAAGACTGTGTTCGCGGTTAATCAGCTAATAAAAACCACGCTTACTTGTCCGTTGCCAAGGCCACGCACAGCGTTTGTTGCACCTACGTTTGCGCAGGCCAAGCGTATTGCTTGGGATTACGTTAAGTTTTATGCGTCTGTCATTCCCGGCGTTACGTTTAATGAGACAGAACTGCGTGCTGACTTTCCGAATGGGGGGCGGTTAATGTTGCTGTCGGCTGAGAACCCGGATGCCCTTCGTGGTATTTACTTGGATGAGTGCATTTTTGACGAGTTTGGCATGCAGAATCCAAGGGTATGGGGGGAAGTTGTACGGCCTGCTTTATCTGACAGACAGGGCTCGGCTTGTTTTCTAGGCACGCCAGCTGGTCACAACCATTTTTTTGATTTGTTAGACACGGCGCGGGGGCAGATTGCCGAAGGCTCTGAAGACTGGTATTTTAAGATTTGTAAGGCTAGTGAGACTGGCATTGTTAAGCCAGAGGAACTAGATGCTGCCAAGGCACAGATGACGCCTGAACAGTATGAACAGGAATACGAGTGTTCCTTTACGGCGGCTATCATCGGGGCGTACTACGGCAAGCTTCTGAGTGAGGCTGAAGAAGCTGGCCGCATAACCAGAGTTCCTTACGACCCTATGTATCCGGTGCATACGGCTTGGGATTTGGGTATTAACGACTCAACAGCCATATGGTTTGCGCAGATATTCAGAGGCGGTGCGGTAAATGTTATTGATTATTACGAGAGTTCTGGCGTTGGTCTCGACCATTATGCAGATATACTCACAAAGAAAGATTATAATTACGGCGACCACCTCGCTCCTCACGACATTGAGGTCCGTGAGTTGGGCTCAGGTAAAAGCCGCTTGGAAACGGCGTTTTCGCTCGGAATCAGATTCAAAGTGATTCCTAAGATGAAGGTAGCTGATGGCATTAACGCGGCGAGGATGATGCTACCTAGATGTTATTTTGACCGTGACAAGACAGCGGAAGGGCTGGATATGTTGCGCCAGTACAGGCAAGAGTGGGATGACAAGAAAAGAAGCTTCAGAGACGCGCCCCGGCACGACTTTACCAGCCACGCCGCAGACGCCTTCCGTTACCTTGCAATCGGGCTTGAGAACCGAACAAAAATGGTTCGGCCTCCACAGGCGGTTGCAGATAACGCTTACAACCCTTTTCAGCATTGATTTGAGCAAGCCATGATGATGGATTATGAACAGTTTCACTATGACACGGCTTCCATGATGATGGATTACAGCCAGTATCACAGGAACTATTCTTGGGCTGACAAGCGAATGTACTTAGAACCGCCCTTGGCTATGGGTAATTATATATTTGGTGTAGACTCCGAAGCGACACCCTATTTGTTTGCTACTTGGGCCTTCCCGGAAAAACGACATGTGGACGAATATATTGAAACAGGTAAGTTCCCGCCTGCCGCTTGGCGTGGTGATGGCGATAGTCCTTGGGTTGTTGATTTTATCTGTTTTGGGGGTCGTCAAGGGATAGTCGAGGGTTTTAGGTCTTTGAAAGACATTTTTATTCAAATGGGTTATATTGACTGCTATTGGCTACGGACGGAGACTGGCAAGGTCGGTTTCCACAAATTGAAGGAGTTCTAAGATGGGTTCAGGTGGAGGCGGCGGCGGTGGCGGCGGTGGAGCCGACAGAAATCGCGGCGTAGAACGAGGCAGAACTAAACAGCCTCCTGTTGCAGTAAGTAAACCTGCAGTCTCACGGCCTACTGGTGGTGAAGATAAACCGTCTCGCCCCGCACCAAAGCCAGCGCCAGCACCAAAGGCAGGCGCAAAGCTGGGTGATACAGGCGGGCCAGCATCTGAAAAGATGCGCGAGGTTGGCGTTAAATACGGATTTGACGGCAAGGCTGACATCAAGAAAACCGCACCTAGTGGCGAATTGGCAAGGGAACGTGGCCCTAGCCCCGGAGATGTGCTTGCTACTGTTGGCGACTTACCCGGCGTTAATAGAGACACAGCGGCGGCAAATATTGCCGGACGTCCGGGGTTGGACAAAGACGTTCTTGCCGACTTGGCTACTCGTGCTAGAGAAGGGCAGTTACCTGCCGGAGAGATTACAGTGCCGGGTGCTGGGTCTGCTGCATTGAACTTGCTTAACCTTGCTGGCAAAAAGTCTGCAATGAGTGTCCTGACAAAAATTGCAAAAGACGAACCTGTTATTAAAGATGGCAAGGTTACTTACAGCACAGAAATTGTTAAAGACGAAAGAGGCGGTATTGCTGGCGTTGTTGAGCCGGGGCCAATAGAAGGCACTAGGGTTTATTCGGGGCGTCCTGAGTTTAACCCGCTTGCTGCCCCAGAGCCTGAACAAGAGCCAGAGCCAATCGCGGCACGGACAGAGCCTGTTGTGGAAGATGTTACACAAGACACATTACTCGCGCCGACTAAGAAACGTGCTAGGGCTACTCGTTCTAAGCGTTTTGCTGGTGAAACCCTGCTGGAAGGCGGCGGCGTGCTGTACAGATAAGGTTATTGTCATGGTTGATTATGCTTCTAAATATTCTTGGTTTCTTGATAAAACCGCACAGGCAGAAATTGCTGGTGGCGATAGGCTAAAAGAAAGGTTAGAAAAAAATAATGTAATCACCACAGGCACTTATCACGTTACTTTTGATGAGTTTAAAACTACGCGCTCAAATATTCGTGAGCTAACAGAAGCCTATCCACAGCTGGCGCAGCTATCAAACCAAAAAGAGTATTTGGAATTTGTTAAACAGAACCCGGCTATCGAGTCGCAAATTGCAGGCGCTGTCTTTGAAAGAAGGTTACGCCAATTTAACACTCAAAGTAATAACCTTATGGCGGTCGATTTGACGAAGCTTCCAAAGCAAACACAAGAAGCTGTGCTGTTGTTTAGCTATAACGCCACTGTTGCGCATCCTAAAATGCGCAGATACTTTGCTATTTACACAAGCCTTCCGGATAACCACCCAATGAAAAAAGCCATGTTAAATGCGGGTATTGGGCAAATGACTATTGGCGATAGCAACTACAAACGCACAGACTTAAAAAAAAATGAACCCGGCAATATGGGGCTTCCTAAAAGATATTTTGGGCTACAAAACTACGCTAGAGGCGGTGATTTCCTCACGCCTGACGAAGCGGAAGCCGAAGCAAAGAAACAAGGCACAACCTCAAAAGAAAAGATAAGGCTGTCCGAAATCGAAGCCGAGTCTACTTTTGAAAACTACAAAGCTTTTATTACATCACCGCAGCCAGAACAAGCTGCGAGAATGTTGCCAATAATTCAGGAACCAGAGTTGCCAGTAGTTCAGGAGCCAGAGTTCCCACCAGAAGCGACTTACCCATAGGAGACAGCCATGAGTTTTCTGACCCCTAAAATGCCGACACCACCTCCACCACCTCCCCCGCCACCAGAGCCGGATATTGGGAAAGCTAAAGTTTTGGCTGAAGAAGCTATGGCAGGCGAAGTAGCGCGGCGTAGGGGTCGTGGCTCTACTATCGTAGCTGGTGCATTGGGTGATACAACAACGCCAACAACCAAAACACCAACACTATTGGGGTAAGTCATGGATAAAGCAGTCAGCATAGTAAAGCGGTTCGAGTATACTAAAAGCCGCCGCGATAACTGGGATACGCACTATCAGGAACTAGCGGATTACATGCTGCCGCGCAAAGCTGATATTGTGAAGAAGCGCTCACGCGGTGAGAAGCGCATGGAACTTATCTATGACGGCACTGCTTTACAGTCTATCGACCTGATGGCTGCTTTCCTTCATGGCATGCTGACGAGCGGCGCAGCGCCATGGTTCCATTTAGACATCAAGGATACAGACATCAACCGCGATGATGATGTGCGTGAATGGCTGCAAGACACATCTATGCGTATGATGCGTGCCTTTAATCAGTCAAACTTTGAGACTGAGGTGCATGAGACCTACGTTGACTTGGTTGTGTTTGGTACGTCTTGCATGTTTATTGAGATGGACAAGGGCAATCTGCGGTTTAGCACACGCCACATCTCTGAGTTTTACGCGCAAGAAGACCAGTTCGGCATGGTGAATACTGTGTTCCGCATGTACAAAATGACTGCGGAGCAAGCTGTAGAACGCTTTGGCATTAATAATGTTAGCGATTACATTAAGAAAAAGATTGAAAAGAACCCTGACGAAGAAGTCGAAATCTTGCACGCAGTTATGCCGCGCACTGAGCGCAATGTAACTAAGGCTGACAACAAAAATATGCCATTTATGTCTGTGTACATTTGCATGCAGACAAAGATGATTATGTCTGAGGGCGGGTTTGCTGAACTGCCATATGTTGTTCCGCGCTTCCTCAAGGCGACTGGCGAGGTTATGGGCCGTTCACCAGCAATGACAGCGTTGCCTGACGTTAAGATGCTTAACCTGATGTCTAAGACAATCATTCAGGCGGCACAGAAAATGATTGACCCGCCGTTGCTTGTGCCTGATGACGGCTTT